AGTAGTTGTGGCAGAAACAAAAGCTTATTTTACATATTGGGAAAAAGTGCGTTCCCGGAAAAAAAGAATTGATATTATTGGTGAACCTGAATATAGTGAATAAAAAATATCCCGCAGCTTAAGCTGTGGGATATTTTTTGACTTCTGGCAGAAGTCATTTTTTTGTGGTAATATGAAAGCAGAGAAAGACAAGGTAAAGGAGCTGGAGGTATGGAAAAGGCAGAGGTAATTAAAGCGTTTCATTTGATGTGGGATAATTATCCGGAGTCGGCAATGCTTATTGATAAAAAGCGTAATATTATTGCTGCCAATAAAGTCGCACCCAGTACAGGACGCATAGAGGGCAACAAGTGTGCTTTAGTTGAGCCGTTAGAACAGCACAAGGGCTGCAGGGCAGAAGAAGCGTGGAAGAATGGTGAAGCCAGTTATCGTAAAAAAGTCGGTAAATTAGGTGACGTAGTTTCTTTTTGGATCCCTGTCGATGGTTATCCTGATTATTTGGTGCATTTTTCTGTCGGTTCGATTCAAAAATATGAATATAACGTTTGAAAATAAACCCTGCTGTAATTTGCAGCAGGGTTTTATATGACCAGAATAAACGAAGTATTATATTTCGTTCTTTATGATTTATGCAAAATAAAAAAGACGCAGAACAAGTCTGCATCTGTCTTTTCCATTGGTACGCCCGAGTGGAATCGAACCACCGCACACGGCTCCGGAGGGCTTGTTACAAGTCTGAAAACTATTGATATAACTTGCTTTATTGATTTATGGTCGCAGTTTTGGTCGCACTCTTTGATTTTTTCTTCTGAAAAAGGTCTATTATATGTCTGTTAAATCCTGGCATTGCATGTCCGTACATTTTAAGTGTTGTATTTGCGTCAGCGTGTCCAAGACACCTTGATACTTCTAAGATAGGTATATCTTTAGTGAGTGCTGCTGTAGCAAATGTATGCCTGAATGTATGGATATTTTTATTTACTCCGGCCAATTCACATATCTTTAACCAAGCACGTCGAATATTTCCATAGTTAAGGGCTTTACCGCTTTCAGTACAAAATACGAAGCCGTTTATATAAGTGATTTTACCGCTTGTCTGCATAGCTTTTAGTCTTTCTATACAGGCATCATAGACGATCGGGATGTAACGTATACCGGCTTTTGTTTTAGGTTCATGGAATACTTGACCGGTACCGCTGTCTTTTGCGCGTTGTATACAAATTTCTCTTTTATCAAAATCAATATCTTCCCATTTTATCGCAAGAAGTTCACCTATCCTGCAGCCAAGTACTAGGAGCAAATAAAATAATGTGTAGTATTTTTTATAGTATTTATTGGTACGTAGTACACGGAAGATGCGAAGAAGTTCACTAAAAGAAAATACTGACATTTCTTTATATTTTATTTTCACCGGTTCAACAGCTTGCATTGGATTATATTGTACCATCCTCAGAGCCACAGCTTTCTTGTAAGCGGCGAAAAGTAACTTATGTATCTTACTTATTGAAGATGTACTTAAAACACCGTCATAGCTATTATACAGCTTTTGTATTTCTTTGCCGCTGAGCTGGTCAATGGGTATATGTGCAATAGGAGCAAGCTTATTAGCACTTTGTTTTTGCCTTGTAAAACTGCTGCTGCGTAGGTGTGGTTTTTGATATGTTTCTAAAAATTCTATTACCCATTCACCAATGGTAATAGAAGATGCTGTGAGATTACCTTTATCACGTTCTGCCCGTATTTCTTTCTTAAATTCTTTGGCTTCTTTTTCGGTGGCAAAGCGTTTACGGTGACGTTTGCCGTCGTTGTCACAATAGTCGTAACAATATTTTTTTCGTGCTTTGTCGTACCATATTGTTCCGTCGCCGTACATTGCTTCACTTCCTTACTTATAATTTTTGTTAAATTCATTTATGACGTTGAGCTTCAAGTTCGTCAACAAAACAATAGTTATCAAAGTCATTATTTATAATATGCTCCTGCTCATGCAAAAGAGTTTTTCTATTTGCTTCATAGGTAAGACGTGCATTTAAGACACATATTTTTTCTCCATCCGCATTTGTAACGCAATATCCACCTATTTTGCAAGGAAGGTTTGCAAGAACCACCCTTGATATCATGGTTATCACTCCTGTTACTCTTCGTATTCTTCTTTCTTTTTCATTCTTGAAATGAGTTCTGCAGCTACTTTTAAATCTTCCGGAGATACATTTTTGGCCGCATCAAATAATATACGCATACCTGGATTGTCATAAAGTTCTTGGGCCATCTTTGCTGCCTCAGGATCAATGTAATAATGTTCGTGTTCAGAATTTACGTTCTCATCAGTCAATAAAGATGTTGGAGGAATTTTTAATACTTCTGCTAATAGCGCCATCTTGTCGCGGCGCATATTTTTTATAAATCCAGTTTCCCATTTTTTTACAGTACTTTTACTGACGCCAACATGATTGGCAACTTCCTCAAGTGTTAAATTTAATTGCTTCCTTCTTGTATATATTAAATCTTGAATATTCATAATAATATCCTCCTGTAAAATTATTATAACATTGAGGTTTCGTTTTAGCAACTAATCGAGCAGTAAAAGAGAAAAAAGTTTCCAAAAGGTATTGACATGTGGAATGTATTGAAGTAAAATTAAGTTGCCTAAAGGAAACGAAAGGAGGGAGTGAAATGAATTCAAATATGCTTATGGCAGAAATCAAATTAAATGGATTAAAAATGAAAGATTTTTTGTTGAAAATTCAAATGCCTAAAGGTACTTGGTCAAAAAAGATTAGAGGCATTACCGAATTTAGTAGATCGGAAATGAACGAAATAATTAAAGTGTTACATCTTTCGGACGAGAAAGTAATGGCTATTTTTTTTACCGCTAAAGTTTCCTAAAAGAAACAAAAGTGAAAGGAGGTATAAGTAATGGAAAAAGAAAATGCCACACAATCAGTGTGTGTGGCGAATTGTGAAATTTGTAGAATTGATGGTGCTGAATTAGCAACAGTCATAAGAGTTGAGTGTTTGACAGGTAAGGGTACGCAAGAAGATCCGTATACAGCAATATATAAATTCTATACTACGGACAATAAATACATAGGTAGTATTTAAGTTATTTTGGTTTATTTAAAATTCCATCCAAATTATATTCTGCTATATACTCAGCTTCTAATGTATGGACTAAAGCATTTATAAATTTTTTCATATCATTTATATCATAGTCTGTATGTTTTCTAATCATATGCGTTTCATCATTACCGAGCCATGTAGCAGCTTTGGCAAGTCGCTGAATAGTAAGATTTTGAAAACGTGATATGGATTTTGAAAGTGTTTCTGAATATATTTCGTCTTTATTATTTGGAAATTTTAAGGCAAGGCATTGTTTTACTAGAATTTCAAGAGATTTTCTATAAGCAACTCCACAAATTTTGTCTAGTTTAAATTCTTCTGCTTTTTCTGCTTGTTGAAATATTTCTGCAAATTCTGGATAGATATTTATTATATTTTCAGGAAGATTATAATTTTTGAAACTGTATTCAGGATAAACTTTTACGGTTTTATAAATGTTTAATTTTTGAGGGTTGTATTTGTTGTAATACTCATGTGGTCCAACTTTTTTTAGTATTTCCTCGTTGCATATTTGAGCAATAGAAAAATAAATGTTTTTACAAAAATTGCATTCTTGGATAAGAAATGCATAAGTTTCGTTGCAAAATTGTGATGAAATTACTGGTGTTATAGCTGTATTGCAATGGGGTCATAAAGTTACTACACCAACCAAATATTCTTTGTAATCGAAACTTGAAGTGAGCCATTTTAATTTCGACCAATCGAGGGGATTCATATGATATTACCTCCAGTAAATTAGTTATTAAATAAATATTATAACAAAATACAACTTAGGTAAAGAGGTGTTATTAGTAAGCTGAAAAGTATGTTAAGGACAGTTAGGTTTTTGCGGAATGGCAATAGATACCATTAGTATGGTTTCTGTTGAGATTGAATGATTGAAAGCAACACAAAAAGAAACACCCGCCTGCTCGTGGAAAAGTTAGCGAGTGTTTCTTGTGACCAGCCGAAGCTGACGAGAACATTATAACACGCTTCGACTGGTATATCAACTTTGAAAGAGAGATATACCATGAACAAGAAAGATGAAGCTTTGGCAAAGTTTGTCGAAGTGGTAAAGAATTTAAGCCCTGAAGAATTTGAAGAAAAGTATGTTAAGGATAGTAAAGGACTTGATGAAATTGAAAGAAAGGAGGATCAGGAAGATGGAGCTTGTGACGTGTGACGAATATGCGAAAAGCAGAGGATTATCGTTGGTTACCATTCGAAGGTATTGCCGTGAAGGAATTGTCCCATACCTTCGGATTGGTAAGGTATATAGGTTAGATCCTCCGCTAGTTGATGAAGCTTTAGCACAAGTTATGCGTGAGAATATGGAATATCGCTCTAATGGGATAAAGCGAAGTCGTAAGCGAAGGAAAAATTTTGATTTTGAAGCAGCGCTAAAGGCTTTATAGGAGGTTGAATTATGAAAGCATTAATCAAAGTAGCAGGAATAGCAGTAGTAATGAAAGAGAGTATTAAGCAACAGCCTTGTGTATGGTCTTTAACTGCTTTGGCTATAGCAACAGTAGTTAAGCTGATATATGACATAGGTTACGCTATGGGGCAGGTGGCAGGCTTATGATTAGAGATTTTACCGTAGCAACTACTGCAATATTTGTCGGAACATACATTGCTATTATGGCTGCTGTAGTGACAGTAGGGGTGTTGAGATGAACGAAGGAGGAATAATTTATGTTTAATAACAAAGTAGCACCGGATGATTATCAAAGCTTGAGAGAATGTTTTTTTTCCTTTGCTTCTGTGAATGAATTAACGATAAATGAAGCTGGTGATGTTTTAGAAAGACTGGCAGAGGATTTACAAAATCAGGTTTGTAGCGGGAAATATGGTTTGTCAGAAGGGTGTTGCGGAGAGACTGACAATAAAAAACCGGCCTGCCAATTTGGCAAACCGGTAAGTGGTTTACAACCATTATGATTTCAATATTTTTTTGATGGATTCTGTTGTACTGAGCATCGGACCAGTCCACGCTGCGTTTCCTGAAAGTTCGGCAACAAATAGTCTGTCGTTTACATCGAGAAATCTTTTTAAGTCATCGCGAATTTGTGCTGTAGTCCAAGTTGTAGAAACTAACCAGCAAGATTCTGTCAATTTACAATGGGTATATTGTTTGATACGAGCAATAAGACCATCGTAATTTGTGCCAGGTTTACGTAAGTCGTAAGTAATAATTTTAGCCATAATATCACCTCCATATATAGTAATTGTACCACAGTAAGGAGAGTATTCAAGATGAACAAAATTAAACAAATTCGTGAACAAAAAGGCCTGTCAAGGTATCAAGTAGCTAATGCCAGTGGTGTTTGGTACAAGAATTTACGTGATATTGAAAATGGTAAAGACGTGACATTATCCACACTCAGGAAAATTGCAGCAGCAATGAACTGTGAAGTATCTGATTTAGTTTAGGAGGAGCGATTATGATAAAGCAAAAGAAAAAGAGCTACCGAAGTTGCAGCTTCGATAGCTCAGGTGGACTGTAAATTTTACGAGGTTTAGCGTCCACCTTCATTTTAGCAAAAGAATTGGAGGATTGCAAGTATGGATAAATTTGACGATTTAGTATATTCACTTCGGTATGAAGCAGAGGCTATTTTAGAGAATCTGAAGGAAATGGATGATCTGGACGGTGATGAAGCCAAAGTTAGTACACTGCTGAAATGGATTCATATTAGTGCTAACACTATCGAAAACAGAATAGAAGACTGGAGGTCAGAACAATGTTGAAAAGCGAACAAATAAATGAACTTGCTGCGGCTTTGGCAAAGGCACAAGGGCAGATTGAAGGGGCAAAGAAAAGCAGCAGCAATCCATTTTTCAAAAGTAAATATGCAGACTTGGCTGAATGTTGGAACACATGCAGAGAAGCATTAACTGCGAATGGAATATCAGTTATCCAGATGCCGGAAGAAATCAATGAGAACGGCAGACTGAACATTACAACGATGCTTGCACATTCAAGCGGGCAGTATATATCCAGCACTCTAACAATGACTGTCACTAAATTAGATCCGCAAGCCATTGGCAGCGCAATTACTTACGGCAGAAGATATGCTCTTGCCGCGATGGTTGGTCTGGCGCAGGAAGATGATGACGGAGAAAAAGCAATGGCAAGGCAAGAAAAAAAGGATAAAAAACCGGTAGAAAGTCCGATTAACATTACATCAGTTAGTGAGAATGGAGCGGTAAGGTTTATCAACGGAGTACAGTGTCAAATCCAGGATAAAAACGGTGATTGGCATGATGTTGAGTTTTTGAAAATTGAAGTACTTGAAAAACTTTTAAACGATGATAAATATGTGAATGCTCATGAGGCCATAAGAACTGCGATAAACGCTAAGGCGGCAGTAAAATGAAAACCACGGTACAAGACCTTCAGCTGATTCAGACATGGCAGGGGGCAAGTGTTGTGATTCCACTTTCATCGTCAGAGGCGGAAGAGGTAGCAGAATTAAAGAAAAAGGCTGACGATGGAAAACCATTGCAGTTTGAATTAAAAATCGTTAGAAAACAACGTAGCCTTGATGCAAATGCGGCATTATGGTTTTTGTTACAGGAAATGGCGGCTAAACTACAGACAAATAAAGATGCGCTATATCTTGAAATGTTGGGTAGATATGGAGTATTTACGCATATAATTACAAAAGCTAATGCTGCAGAGCGATTTAAAGCTCAATGGCGTACTGTTAAGGATCTTGGCGAAGTTACTGTCAATGGGCAGACTGGTAAGCAGCTACAATGTTATTTTGGCAGTAGTACTTATAACACGCTTGAATTTAGTCGTTTGTTAGATGGAACGATTAATGATGCAAAGGAAATTGGTATAAACCTTATTTCCGATGCTGATAGGGCGCTTATGCTGGCAGAATGGGGGAAATAATAATGAAAAAAGAAAAAGAGCATGTCCTGAAAACATTGACAGAAAAGCTGGAAAAAAATGAGCCTTTATTTGTGATGATAGAAGGGAACACTATTATATCCGGGAAGTTTGAAAATCCTGCTGACTTACACGCACGAACTGCGGCAGGCATTGCTCACCTAATGCTTTCGTTAGAAATGGAAACTGGATGTACAACAAAACTTATGACTAAAATGGTTGGTTACTCTTTGAGCTTGTTGAGGAAAGTAGCAAAGCATGGCTAAGAGTATCATACAGAAAGAAAAATATTGTTACCTATCTGGAGCGCAAAATGTGCCACTTGAGGAGCATCATTGTTTCTTTGGTCCGTTACGAAAAATCAGTGAAAGATACGGCTTTAAAGTTTGGCTTACCCCTGAATATCATAAGGGGAAGAACGGTCCGCATCAGGATAGGAAAACAGATTTACTGCTGAAAAGAGAATGTCAACGTAAGTTTGAAAAAACTCACAGCAGAGAAGAATTTATGAAGATTATCGGAAGAAATTATTTAGACGACTGAAAGGATTATTATGAACTACGTTGCACAGATGAATGCGTTTTGGAGCTGGCGGTTACTCAACCAACTTAATAGCCGAGCTGCTGATTTGTATATGGCATTATTGCACTTTAACAATTTAGGCGGCTGGCAAAAAGAGTTTACCGTGTCCAGCACGATGCTGCAATCGGTGTGTGGAATTTCTCGGACTGAATTAAGTAGGCATAGGAATACTCTAATTCAGATGGGGCTGATTTCATACCAGGGCGGCAAAGGTAGTCGATCAGGTTTTTATCAGATATTTGATTTGTGTATCGTATACCGAACACAAACTGATACACAACCTGTAACACAACTTGTAACACAAACTGATACACAACCTGTAACACAATCTCGCGCGGAGAAGAAAGTATATATAAATAATATTATTAATAATAAACAAAACGAAAAGAAACAAGAAGCGCCTGATTGTGAGCGGGAAGAATATTTTGCCCGATTTTGGGAAGCATACCCGGTGAAGGTGAAAAAGCCTGTAGCTAAAATCGAGTGGAACAAGCTTGTTGATCCTTGTGTGGAGCTGTACGAAAGAATCATAGCTGCTGTTGAGCGGTATAAACAGACAAGCCGTTGGAAAGAGAACAACGGGGCTTATATTCCATACCCTGAAACCTTCTTGCAGGACAGGCGTTGGGAAGATGAGATACGTGTTACAGAGCAGAAAAAAGAATGGGCATGGTGAGGTGATTTGAATGCTTGATATAGGCGATATAGAGGCTGCGTTTGTGGTATGGCGAGCAGCTGGCTTAACTCCACCACCGATGAATGATGTGCAGCGGGAAAACTTTATGGCTAAAACGTTGGAACAATACAAGTATACACAGGTCAATGATTGGGCGGAAGCTGTTGAGTGGGTGGCTAATAACAATACGCGCTGGGCAACGTGGTTCGACATCAATACAGCGCTGTCTATAGTCCGGCAGAATAAAATCGGCGCAGAGAAGAAAGCTATTGAGCGTAATTCTAAAGCGGCAAATGAGTTTGTTAAAAAGTTGTTTGCTGATCTTGCTGCCGGTAAAACATTTGGCGAACTACGGCAGCCAATAAGCGATAAAGTTAGAGCTGCAGCAAAGAGGATTTTCCCTGATGCCGACGATAGCTTTATAAAGCGTAATTACAACGATATCAGCTTTATCGCAGACGTTGAACGAAAATGCGCTGAATGTATTAACACTGTTGATTGCCCATACAGCGGACATCAACCGTTTTTGAGAGTAGACAAAGAAAGCGGATTTACTTACGTGGTAGCTGATCGTGAACGGTGTTATAAATATCATCCGTTAGTGCCTGATGTAGTACCAAAACGGTCAATCCGTCGTCAAAGTGAATTAGCTAAAGTTTAAAGGAGCGGTAACTATGAAAAAGTATGAGTTGACAGCAGAGTTTATAGAAAAATGGGGCAAGAAATTATTTAGGATTAAGGCTTTAATTAGCTTTGGAAGTGTTGAAGCTGGTGAACTTGGTGGATATGTGGAAAAAGAAGATAACTTAGCGCAAGATGGCGACGCTTGGGTGTGCGGCAACGCTAGGGTGTGCGGCAACGCTAGGGTGTACGGCAACGCTAGGGTGTACGGCGACGCTGAGGTGTGCGGCAACGCTGAGGTGTGCGGCAACGCTAGGGTGTACGGCAACGCTAGGGTGTACGGCGACGCTGAGGTGTGCGACGACGCTGACTATTTATTGATCGGTCGCATTGGTAGTAGATTTAGTTTTACGACATTTTTCAAAAATAAAGACAAAGGTATAACAGTGTCTTGTGGTTGTTTCTTAGGGACTATTGCCGAATTTAGAGCTAAGGTTACCGATACACATGGAAATAATAAGCACGCAAAAATGTATAACCTTGCTGCAGATATGGCAGAACTACAGATTTTAGGCGAAGAACATTTTGACAAGCTGAACACTAATAAGTCAGAACCGTTTTGATATACAGTCAGCTTTAGGAGGTAGGCAATGAATAAAATCATATGCGGCGATGCACTAACCGTATTACGTACTCTGCCCGATAAATGTTGCCGCTGCTGTGTAACATCACCGCCTTATTTTAATTTACGTGACTACGGCGTATCCGGGCAGATAGGACTTGAGCCAACAATGCAGGAGTACATTGCCCGACTTGTTGAGGTATTCGCCGAGGTCAAGAGGGTACTGACTGACGACGGTACGCTTTGGGTAAATATAGCCGATAGTTATTCAGGCAGCGGCAAGGGAGCGGCACTTTACCCGGAAAATGCAAAGAAGTACAAGCAAGGTACTAATACAGGTTCGTGTGGTGTGGCGGCAATTACCAAAAATAAATATGATTTGCCAAATAAAAATCTAATGGGCATACCGTGGCGACTTGCATTTGCCTTACAGGATAGTGGTTGGATACTACGTCAGGACATAATCTGGTCAAAGTCAAACTGTATGCCGGAGAGTGTGCGAGATAGATGCACAAAAAGCCATGAGTACATTTTCTTGTTTGCCAAGAGGCAGCGGTATTACTTTAACTCCGATGCGATATTAGAGCCAGCAGTTGGATTTAATAATGAGCCAATTGCTGGTAGTGTTGGAGCTTTTGGACAAGAGCAATCATGTAGACGCAAAGGCAATAGTAAGACTTTCCGAGGAGGCAAATACACAGCGCAAAATACATTTGATAATTCAAGAGAGTTGTCACGTAATAGTCATGGTAATTGCGAGAATAATACCGGTAAACGCAGAATGCGAAGTGTTTGGAATATGGCTACAACTGCGAGCGGTGGTGTTACGCATTACGCTAAGTTCCCAAATGAATTAGCTGAGCGGTGTATATTATGTGGTACTGCTGAAGGTGACGTTGTACTTGATCCGTTTGTCGGCAGCGGTACAAGCTGCAGAGTTGCAAATAGATACGGCAGGCAGTATATCGGGATTGATCTTAATCCAGCATACTGCAAGGCTGCAGAAGCCGAGATACCAATAAATTTGTTTTAGTTAAAACGGCCGCAAGGGAAGTATACCCCTGCGGAGGTGATTAGCCCGTAGGGGGCGGCCTTTTAAATATAAGATTGGAGTGGTAATGCATGAAGCAATACTGTCGTTATTGTAGTAACTGTATGGATGCAGGCGATATTTATTATTGTGACGCTAAAGCAATTCCGAACACAAGCATAAATGCTATATTGCCAATAGAAAAATTAAAGCGTGTCAATAAATGCAAAGATTTTTGCTTTTGTGCAGTAGATGTGTTAGATCCGATAGGGGATAGACGATATAAACCGCGACGTCCATCTGTTCTGAAAAGAAAAATGTTAGAAGAAACCTTGTTCAAATAAAGGAGAACAGTAAATGAAACCAATCAATATAAAAGCTATGGTGGCACTGGTAGAAAAAGAACCAGGCGATCAGTATGTACCGGTATTGAAACCAGTACTTATGCAGATACTGACTGAACTCAAACATCTGCGTCGGAAGAATAGTCAGCTCGGCGGGAAAGTGGCTCGGTATCGGAGAGAGAAGAAAGCTCTAGAAATTATGTTATCGGCGGTAGTAATAAATGACGACGTGGAATGAACTACCAGCACATCTTGTAAGTAAAATTCGTTCTGACAGCGTAACGGCGCCGGCGAATTTACCCGGGGCAGAACCTAAATTAAAATATGGTAACTCAATTACGGAAGTAGACGGCATACGGTTTGACAGCGAAAAAGAAGCTGACTATTACTGGGATTTACACTGGCTTATGCGTGAAGGTACAGTAAAAGAGGTTGAACTACAGCCAAAATTTGTTTTACAGCCTGGTTATAAGAGGGAAGGTAAAAAGATAAGGCCGATCATTTACAAGGCTGATTTTAAGGTGACGGAAGCCGGCGGTCATGTTTATTACGTCGATACAAAGGGTATGAAAACACCAGTATATTTGCTAAAGAAAAAGATGCTGCTATATCGTTACCCGGATATTGACTTTAGAGAAGTTTAAGGTGGTGGAGTAATGAAAGATTATTATAATGTCGACATAAACAGCGATAATGCACGTGAATTATGGGATAAAGCCAATATTCCAGTAACATCTTTAACGTGGGATGATATGGGAGACTTAGCAGCTTTTATTCAACTTGAGTTAATGCCATACAGAAAAACCGTGAAAAATCCAATAATTATAAGTGCGTATCCAAGAAAAATGACAAAAACGCAGAAGAAAAAAGCTGAGTTTAAAGGTGTTGAAATTGATGGAACATATTTTCACGGCAGAGAAGGAATAACTTTTTATGATAATGGTTTTGTTGGTTTCTGTGGTGAGATGAGCGGATATAACCGTATTCCTATTTTCGCAGGTTTTTATAAATGGTTAGAAACAAAGGTGAAGGCGGTGGAGTAAAAAATGAAATTAAAAGCTTATGTGTGGGACGACGAATATAGCGGTGAAAGTCATATTGCTTGGGCAACAACGCCGGGAAAAGCTAAAGCGTTACTTGCTTCCGAACATGATAGAGAATTTACAGAAATGCGGGTTTATCGTGTTCCGTGGGCTGATAAATATGGAGATAACAAAATAATACCAGCAAAAGAACTTTTAAGTCATGGCTGGTGGCTGTATTGTTCAAACTGTGGGACACGTGTTTATGATGATACAGCAACAGTTTTAGACGAAGTAGAGGTGCTTTGTGACGAGTGTGCGAAGGGATATAACGAGGTGGGGAAATGAAGATAGAAGATTTAAAAGTCGGTAGAGTAGAGGAGAAAATTAGAAGTCTTGTAGGTATGGTATCAAAAAAGAAGTTTTTTTCGGCCTGTAAATGTTATGAAAATAATAAATATGGTGTTGATTATGTCAAACCACAACTTTGCATAGATGAAGAAAGTCATCTCATATTTTGCGACCGATGCGGTGCAGTTATAGATCCGTTTGCAGCAATGCTCATGGTCACAAATTTTGAAAAACGGCAAAACCGTGAATGGGGTAGATACATGGAAAGTGCTAGACGGTTTTGGAAAATAGCCCACAGCTATAAACCATACAGAGTAGCGCTTAAAGAAATGGAAAAGAATATGGGCAGGGGTGATAAGACTATGTTGCCCTGCTGCCCAAAATGTGACAGAGCATTTGATCCTGCAGATATCAAAGCGTATGTTAATAAAAAATATGTCTGCGACTAAGGCGGTGGAGTAGATGATTGATATTAGTAAACCTATTTATGCAAAAATATATGATTATGACGAAGCTTACTGCGAATCAGACTGCGATGATACTTGCGGCTCCTATATCATCAGAGAGGTAGAAGAACTGCATTTTGCAACAAAACGATGCGAGGCATTTATTAGGTATAGTGATGGTTTTGTTAGTAAGACATTTAAGTTGTTACCACAGACAAAAATTGAAGGAGTGCCAAAATGACTAAATTTGACTACGACATATTTTACGGCGGAGCAGATGAAAGAATACAAAGCTCGTCAAATAAAAAGGGCGTTCAAAATTTATAAAAAACATGGTCATGACCATGCTTATCGATGGAATGTATATTGCCAAATGGAAGAATACAGATCAAAACGTAGAGCGAAAGTTAAGTGGCTGTCTCAGCTAATGGAACAACTTGAACGTCAACAAGAGAGAAATAAATTATGAAAAAACCTGAAATCAAGTACGTAGGCTGGTGCCATGAGTGCAAATGCATGGGAAGTTTTATTTGTGGTAACTGTAAGCCTAATGAGAAATACAGTTTTGCTAGACCTTCTGAATTTATATCTAAGAACAAAAACCGTTGGGTAAGAATGTAGGAGTAAAAAATGAAATACTTAGACTATTGTTATTTGTGCATTAATAATAGAAAGGCCAGTGAGTTGAGTGAAAACCCAGAATGTAGTAACTGTATTCAGCTTACTGTTATGTCTATGCCAACTAAGTTTAAATCGCGTAGGATTACTTGGTCTGACAGAACGGAGCTAGAAAAATATGATAGCAATTAAAGGAATGGACTTTCCGGAAAGATGTGCAAAATGTCAGTTTAGAGTATTTGATTACGACGAAGCATTTGAAGACCAATGTTTTATAACAGGCTATATCATTGAAAATCCTGATAGCAAAGACACATATTGCCCATTAATTGAGATAAAGGATGACATAACCAATGGTTAGATACAGGCGTTGTACCCGCTGTAAAAAGATAAAACGTATAGTCAGCGGCTTTGAAATACCATGTATACATAAAAGCTTTGAGCTTTGTGAGGAATGCAACAAAAAAGTAATGGAAAACCTTAGAAAGATGGTGAAGAAAAATGACTAAAGAAGAACTAATGAACGCTATATCGGGTTTACCTGCTGAAACACAAGTTTATAAAATAGACGACTATACAGACCTTGGCCACTCGAGCGGACGTAGCTTGTTTAGCGTCATAGTCGTTAACGAGCCTGACAGTGAACCTATTATTTATTTAAGGTGAAGAAAAATGACTAAATTAAAACCTTGTCCGTTCTGCGGTAGCAAAGCTAAGATGGAAAGAACGCCAATTAATCCTTATTATTATGTGATCTGTACAAATCTAGAATGTGACGCAACTGTTGGGAGATTTCAGCCAACAGAAGAAAAAGCTATAGCTGCATGGAACAGACGGGACGGTGAAGAAAATGCGTGAAATTATTTTTAGAGGTAAAACAGAGGCGGGGAATTGGGTAGAAGGTACAGGTATTGCTATTGGCGAACAAGGTGTGAGAATACATTATTCAGATCACGTAAATGTTTTAGTAATACCTGAAACAGTCGGTCAGTACACAGGCTTTGCCGATAAAAACGGTAAGAAAATATTCGAGGGCGATGTTTTAAAAATGAATAATACTGATCTGAAATGTGGCGCTATTTCTTTTATGCGTGGATCTTTTTGTTTAACAAGCATTGAAGAGCGAGTTATTTATCGAGCAGATATTGGTTATATAGAACAATGTGGTGTAAATTGTGCCGAAGTAATTGGTAATATCTACGATAATCCTGAGCTAATAAAGGAGCGTGAATAGATTATGAGATTAATAGATGCAGATGCGGCGAAAGCGGAACTATTAAGAATAGGTGAAGGTATACACGCCCACGACGAGTATTTCAACGGTGTTAGAATTGGTTATAAACGTGCTGCTCATAGTCTTGTTACAATACCTACAGTAGAAGAACGCAATCATGGGCATTGGATAAGACATAATAATATCATTGCTTGCAGCGAGTGTATTTGGGATATGTATTGGGAGGAAGGAAATACAGAATTAAATTACTGCCCAAATTGCGGGGCTATTATGGACGGTGAATCCGAATGAACATACCAAAGATAGAAAGATCAATAGCTCTATTAAAACCAATCATTTGGAAAATGCCTATGAACGAGAAAAGGGATGCTTATATAACTTTATTGACGGCTGCTCAAAAGCAGATACCACAAGAAGTAAATTTGGTAGTCGAAGAGCATTTTATACCAAACTGTCCTTTTCCACAACAAATACCTAAAGGCTGGGCATGTCCTGTATGCGGATGTGAGGTAGATGATGATGCTCATTATTGCAAATACTGCGGTCAAGCTATATGTGATGATTAAGGAGTATAGAGAAGGAGACTGATATGCTAATAGAACAGTATATTAAGCATGTAGAGCGGTACTTTTGGGATCGTAAGCAAATACAAAAAGCTGTCGATGAAGAAAGAGAGCAGCGTACTGCAAGGAAAGGGCATACGGGCGGTGGGGGTCATGCTTTTATCAGTAATCCAACAGAAACAGCAGCATTAAAAAACATTGAGCCAGTACGTATGATATCGTTTGGATATGGACCATATCAGTCGATAATAATGAACCCGGAGCTATGGCTTGAAGTTGTCGCAGAAACTTATAAGATACATGAAAACCAGCTTACTGGTAAAGTTATGTATCAAAAATATGAAAAAAGGAAGCCGATGAAAATAATTGCAGAATTAACCGGCGTAAATAGAGATACCTGCTATGAATTTCGTAAAGAGTTTCTCCGAGATGCTGTTGGTTTGGCATTGAAAAAAGGTTTGATAAAATAAAAAAGTTTCCGACATATTACCTGTTTTAATGAGTTAAAATAGTATTATAAGTAAGTAGGCTTACAACAAGCTTGGGTTTGAGAGTAGTGTAATCTTCAATGGTACTCAAACGCGGCTTGCAGCGGCCGCACTGGTAGTATCAAAACATCGCAGGGAAGCCTAGTAACGGGATAACCTGTAAAGGTGAAACGTTCAGGCTTAGCGCTTGGAGACTGCCCTGCCGTTGGGGCTATACAGCGGCTTATTTAATTGAGGTGCTAACATGTTAAAGCAAACACTAATGTTTTTAGTAGCCCTAACCTTGATAGAGATATATTGGCAGGCTGTAGAAAAAGCTATAGACGGCTATGTAACAACACGGCCAGTTGATATTGTGATAGGGGTAACGTGGGCGGCAAGTGTGGTGTGGTGTAGTAAATAGTTGTTTAATCTACATAAATAATTTGCAGGCAAAAGCCAGGGAAAACACGGCAATATATATCAAAATTTAGCATATAACTTAATACAAAGGCACTTAACTTCGGTTAGGTGCTTTTTTATTTACAAAGGTGGTGAAGGAGATATGGCTGCATTAAAAGATCCAAGGCAGGAGAAGTTTTGTCGGCTTATGGCTGTAGGTGGTAAAACGCAAGAGCAGGCAGCCATAGATGCAGGATATTCAGCGAAAAGTGCTAGGCAGGCTGCGTCAAGGCTGTTAACAAAGGCGCACATTGTTGACAGGGTAGCAGAGCTTCAAGCTGTTACTGAAGAAAAAATTGCAGATGAACAGAAAGATATCATAGATGAACTTAGCAAATTAAGAAAGTTTTGGCTAGAAGTGATAGACAATAAAGAAGAGCGTATGAATAATAGGCTTAAAGCATCTGAGCTATACGGAAAATCAATAGCAGCGTTTGTTGAAAAACGTGAAGTCAGCGGTAAAGATGGAGAACCTATTACATTTCGCTGGGCTGGTGATGACGGTTGAAAGTAATAACTATACCATACAAACCAAGACCTCTTTGGAAAGATGTAATTCATCCTGCGCTTGATAAATATCGTTTTGCTGTTATAGTAGCGCACAGACGTTATGGCAAGACCGTAGGAATGATAAACGAATTGAGTAAGAGCGCCATTAAGAATACGCTTATAAGTCCTCAGTTCGCATACGTGGCACCGTTTAGAAACCAAGCTAAGATGATTGCCTGGAACTACTTGAAATATTACACAAGCGCAATTCCAGGAAGAAAGGTTAATGAAAGCGATCTGTTTATAGAACTGCCGTCGAAGCATAAAAATGCTGTTGGGGCAAGGATATATATTATAGGCGCAGATAAGCCTGATGCCCTTCGCGGTACTTACTGGGACGGCGTTGTCCTTGATGAATACGCTCAAATAAAGCCTGAATTATGGGGCGAAGTAATACGGCCGGCATTAGCTGATCGTAAGGGGTTCGCATATTTCATCGGAACGCCTAAAGGACAGAATCAGTTTTATGAGATATACCAAAGAGCTCAACGCAGCGAGGAATGGTTTACCTGTCTTTATAGAGCTGATGAAAGCGGTGTACTGGACGAAGCAGAACTTAAATCTATGATGGAAGATATGACGGATATAGAAATACGTCAGGAGCTTTATTGTGATTTTACTGCATCGGCTAGTAATGTTGTTATTCCTATTGATTTGGTTACGGAGGCAGCACACAGACTGCTTACAGAAAAAGATGTGCAGGGTGCTCCAGTTATTCTTGGTGTTGATGTAGCCAGATATGGTGATGACAGATCTACTATTTTTAAGCGACAGGGACTGTGGGTAGATGAGCCTTTAGTTTACAAAGGCCTGGACACTATGGATATGGCGGCAAGAGTTATTGATGCGATGATCAGATATAAGGCCGATATGACTTTTATTGACGCCGGAGTCATGGGTGCTGGAGTTATAGATCGAATTAAGCAGTTGGGGTACAACAATATCAGTGAGGTCTACTTTCAGGGCAATGCACTGCATGAACAGCGTTTTGAAAATATCCGTGCCGAGATGTATTTTAAGATGCTTGAATGGCTCAAGTCTGGTGGTGCTATACCTGATATGCCGGAATTAAAAAGCGAGCTTAGTATTGTAGAGTATAAGTTTAGTAAACATGGCAAAATCATTTTGCAGCCTAAAGAAGAAATTAAGGAAAAGATAGGTAAAAGCCCCGATCTTGCAGATGGCCTTGCTTTGACTTTTGCAAGGCCTGTTTATCCGAGATTGAAGCCTGGTGATCCTGGGTATGGCCGTAAGATGATGTGCAATACAGATTATTCGATATTTTAAGGAGTGATAGTATGGGAATTTTTAAAAAAGTATTTGGCGGCGGTAGCATTAGAATGCCAGAAGTTGTTGAAACGCCTCCGGCGCCTACTACGGTAACCAGTACAGAGACAGGAACAGAAACAGATCCGGCAAAGAAAAATAAAAGGCGTGGTTTTGCTTCTACGCAAGTGTCGTCTGATCGCAATACTATTGCAGGCAACGCTACTGGCAGAAAGACTTTAGGTTAGGGGTATTGAAATGGCTAAAGCTAAATTAAAGCAAAAAGAAATTGAAACTATAGCAGCACGAGCGCCGGCAGAAACACACCCAGCAGATGGGCCGTCTTTAAAAAGCCACTGGCCAGAGAAAAGAAAACTGATTAGAAAGATGAGAGATCTTTATGAAAAAAGACTTGATTATGAAATTCGTTGGAAAGCGATTAGAGATTATCAGTTGCCGTTTATAGGCGAATTCGATAATACGGCAGATAAAACTAATCCTGCCCGCAGACGTGATCTGGAAATTGCTCAGGGCGTTGCATGGTTGGCCGCACAAGTATTTGCTGCAGGCGTAATGAGCGGTTTAACCCCTCCTAGTCGTCAGTGGTTCAAATTAGGGTTTAGCAATAGTGCGATGAGTGGTGATATTGAAGCCACGAGAGTGTTGGATATCAGGCAAGAAATAGTATCTGCGGTGCTTTCAAAGAGTAATTTTTACAATAGCATACATTCGGTGTATCTTGAGTTGCCATTTGGACAATGCCCAATGGCAATTTTTTATGACCCGAGTACGGGTATTAGATGTGTACCTATGACTATTGGGACTTATGCTCTTGGTGTAGACGGCTTTGGCAAGGTGCAGACATTCGCTCGAAAATATGAAATGTCATTAGCACAGATAGTTGATTGTTTTGGACAGGAAAGCCTGCCTCAACATTTGCAGCAGCAAGCGACTAATGGTACTGGACTTGATAAAAAGCATACTGTCAATTGGCTTGTTGAACCAAATGACAAACGCCTGCCAGGATATATGGATAGGTTGAATATGCCTTATAGGTCTGTGTATTGGCTTGATAAATCGCAGGATAATGAATTCTTATACGTTGGGGGGTTTGAAGAATGGGCCATACCAGTTGCAAGGTATCTTGTAAACGGGCTTGAACCGTACGCTAAAGGGCCAGGTTGGTTCGCTGAAGGCGATAGTAAAGCACTTCAGACTATGAAAAAAGATTTACTTACAGCTATTGAGATTGGGGTTAAACCTCCAATGAAAGGACCGGCTTCGCTGCTGAACAACGGTGGTATTAATCTTATTCCTGGCGGGATGACAGCTGTGGATGACCAGTCACAGCAGTTCGTTCAGCCGCTGTTCCAGGTCAATTTAGATATTGACCATGCTTCTCAGGAGATCATTCGCACGGAGGACGCAATCAAAAGGCACTATAGTGCAGATTTATTTTTGATGCTTGATAGTGTTGATAACGGGCAAATGACGGCACGTGAGGTCATGGAACGCACACAGGAAAAGTTGCAGCAGCTAGGGCCTGTAGTCGAACGGTTACAGGATGAGTTCCTAACGCCGATTATTGTTAGGATATACAACATCCTCGAAAGGTCTGGAGCATTCCCGCCGATACCACCTGAGATCCAGGAACGTATAAGCGATGAGGATATTAAAATTGAGTATATTTCCCCGTTGGCGCAAGCGCAGAAAATGAGTGGACTTGTTAATATCGAACAGGCTCTTGCTACTACGCTGCAGATGGCGCAGGCTTGGCCGGAAGTGCTCAAGAAGGTTGATCCTATAGGAACACTGTCCAAATACTTTGAAATGCTTGGTGCTCCCGCTGCTATGCAACGTAGCGACGATGATGTTAAGAAGCTTATTGAGCAAGAACAGCAGGCATTACAAGAGCAGCAACAGACGCAGGAAGCAATGGCTCTTATGCAGGCAGCAGCACCGGCAGCACAGGCGGCAAAGAACATGACTGAGGCTGCAAATGATGGTAACCCAGCTATGGCAGCTTGGTTAGGCATGGGAGGCGGCGCAGGTGAGGTATAAGAGTATTACAGATGCGGATAGCCGGCAAGCTAAATTGCAGGCGTTCTTTCAAAGAGAGCTTCGCAAACGCGATCAGGATGCACTATCAACTATCTTAAATAGCGAAAGCGGACGCTGGTTTTTAATGCGATTGCTTGATAAAACAAAAATCAATATAGATAGTTTTACCGGCAATTCACAGACCTTTTATAACGAGGGTATGAGAAAAGTCGGTTTATTAATTCTCGATGATATTAAGAGTCTTGGTATTTCTGGAGTAGAGCTCAAACAAAAGGCTGAGCTTGAATATATAAAAACTCAAATCAAAGCGCAAGAAATTGCTGCCGAACAATTGGAAGGAGACGATGACTAATGGAAGATGTAACTAACACGAGTGCCAACGATAACACGCAGGGCATTGAAGTAGTTGAACAGCAGAAAGAGGTTCAACAGGAGACACAGTCTGCTGATACCCTTCTTGGTGGTAAAGCAGAAACTCAACCACAGGAAGAAGCTGAACCAATTGCTTATGACTTTAAAGAAACTATTTCCGCTATGGATGACTTTGAGTTCAGCCAGGAAGAGAGCGATAAGTTCGTAGAGGTCATTAAGGATATGGGGCTTAACAATGAGCAGGCTAACGCTATTGTTAAGTATGGCGGCGAATGGGGTAAAGGCATCGCAGAAGCTGCTATGAATGCTGTTATAGAGCAGCGAAATACAGAAGTTCAAAATTGGGGTGAGACTGCAAAGAAAGAACTTGGGACAGAGTTTGACAGTATCATTAGTCTTTGCGGTCTTGCGGTGGAACATGTAGAGAAAGCGGTTCCTGGTATCAGGCAGGCGTTAAACGAAACAGGCGCAGGTAACAGAATTGAAGTTATCCGCGCTTTTTCTATGCTCGGAAAGTTTTTGGAGAGTGACCCGGGTAAAGGCGCTGGCGCTCCTGCCGCACAGGGAAGCAGCCTTGAAAAATTCTATGACAAAACAGATTTTAGTAAATTAAAATAAGAGAGGATGAATGAATAATGGCAGTTTTAAATCAATTGGCATATACCTTAGCTGATTGGAGGGGAAGACTTGACCCTTCCGGAAATGTAGATGATATTATTGAGGTATTGTCTCAATCTAATCCAATTTTAGAAGAAATGACTTTTATGGAGGGCAATCTTCCTACTGGGATCGTGACTACTCAACGTACAAAAGTTCCTGAACCTTCTATCCGTCGTATCAATACTGGTGTTCCTTATAAAAAGAGCGGAGTAAAACAGATTAATGATACGACTACTTTATACGAAAATCGTAATAAGATGGATGTAGAGCTTTTGCGTTTACAGAATGATCCTGCAGCTTTCCGTTATAGCGAGGATCTAGCATTTGTAGCCGGCTTTGGTGATCGTATTGCTAAAGATGTTATTTATGGCGGACTTAGCGAGGTTCCGGATGAATTTAACGGGTTCGATATCAGACATCGTTATTTTGGCAATGGTGATGATCCGACGGCTGAAGGCTATACTACTCTTAATGCTGGCGGCGGTACCAAAAATACATCTATTTATTTTGTAAATTGGGGAGAACGTACATGCTCAGGCGTGTTCCCTAAAAATGGTAGTGCTGGTTTGAAGAAAGAAGATCTTGGACAACAAACTACAATAGCGGATGACGGAACTGAATTTGAAGCTATGATTACGAAATGGACTTGGAATGTAGGCCTGACTATTCGTGATTATAGAGCTGTAGGAGCTATTCGCAATATTGATGCAGCACAGTTTGCATCTGCAACTTCTGCTCAAAAGCAGAAGATTATTGAGAATGTTATTCGCGTTCATGACCGGTTGAGAAATCCTGACAGTGTTATGATGTACTGTTCTCGCAGCATGTATACTCTGTTCAAACTGTGCTTGATCGATAAAAATAACGTTCATGTTGAAATGGAAACGCTGGCCAATGGCATTAAAGTATTAAATGTAGATGGTATGCGTGTACGTAAACTTGACTGCATTCGTGAAGACGAAGCTAAAATTGAAGCGTGAGGAGTGAAAAATAATGAGATTAGATAAGGAAAATATTTTCTTTGAGAAAACTGCTGCAGAATTAGTTGACGGTGTTCTTGGCGATATTATCGCTATGGGTGGCGGAGACAGCATAAATCCAATGTGGCTTTATGTAGGACCGAAGCTTGAAAGCGGCAGTGTTGTTTTAACCCTGGAAACTGCTGATGATGAAGCGTTCAGCGAGGCTGTAGCGCTGGGAAGCTTTACTCTGGACGACAATGCTCCTGTACGAGCTAAGGTGCCTTTGGGAGTAAAAGAATACCTGCGCATCAAAGCTAGTGATTCCAGCACTCCAACTAATGCAACTGCCGATAAAATTGTTGCGGCGCTCGCTGTAGATGTGGATTTTAAATGATTTTAGATAGTAATGGTAATACTGTAATGCCGGGTAGAAAGCTCGAAGATATGTCGGCCAATGAATTAAGAGCTAAGCTCTATAATGCCGATGTTAAATATCCGGCAAATGCCAGTAAACAAGATTTGATTAGGCTTATTAGAGAAAATATTAAATAACACCTATGTAGTCATGTGACGACTATGTACAAGCACTTAGGGACGTCTTTAAGGCGTCCCTATTTTAATAAAGAGGAAAATAACATGGAGGTGTTTCCGTGATGAATAATACAGATATTTGCAATATGGCCTTGGCTTATTTAGCTAAAGGCCGCATTTCTTCTATTGACGAGAATAACGAACTTGCAAGGCAGTGCAAGCTGTTTTATGACCATAGCCGAAAAGGTCTATTGCGTGAATATAGCTGGGGCTTTGCCAAGAGGATTATTAGGCTTGCAGAACTGGATGCTTCAAATCCCGATTGGAAGTATGTATATGCATATCCAGAAAAATGTGTGTGTGCAAGACGTATTTTTAATGAGAAAGAGACTGTAAACAGCTTGGATAAAGATAAGTATGATTTGTTTTTGATTAGTGATAATACGCAGGCTATAGGATGTGATGTGTACCAAGCATATTTGGAGTACACATATGACGCAGAGGATGCAGAGCTTTTCAGTTCTGATTTTGTTGAGGCGTTGGCGAGGATGTTAGCTTTTAATATTTGCTTACAGTTAAATGGCAATGGGACTATCCAGCAGACACAATATCAACTGGCACAGGCAGCTCTTAGCAGGGCAAAATATACTACGGCCGCTGAACGTCAGGATAAGTTGGACTACCCTGATAAATACTTTACTGCGAGGATGTGAACTTATGGCTAGAGGAAGTGGACCAAATCCTTTTTATGTACTGCAGCCGGCATTTACTGCAGGAGAGATATCTAATGCGGTAGCTAACCGCGTTGATCTGGATAAATATCAGTATGCGCTTTTGACTGCTGAGAATTGTTATATTCGCCCTTATGGGCCCGTGTATCGTCGCAGCGGAACTGTTTACTGTATTGCTACAAAATATGCTGATAAGAGATGTATTCTGGCGGGGTTTAATTTTACTGACGATATTAATTATTTGCTTGAAATAGGGGATCAGTACATCAGAATACATAGAAACGGGGAATATCTTGGTATAGAGATAGTAACTCCTTTTACAGAATCTGATTTGGAAAAATTAAGATTTGCTCAGTCTGCGGATGTTATATACATTACGAGCGGTAGTTATCCGGTGAAACAATTAGCAAGATACAGCGAAACGGACTGGAAGTTTGGCGATTTTGAAATTACTCATGCTTATTTTGAAGATGAGGTTATGATGGATTTAGTTGAGAGCGCTGTTTATACGTCTCCTGGTGATTATACGTATACAGTGCCAAAAGATGGCCGCTACACAATAGAAGTTGCAGGTGCTGGTGGCGGTGGCAGCGGTGTGGCAAGGAAAGCAAGTGATAAACAAAGCTCTGGCGGGACTGGCGGCCGTGGTGGATTTTACAGTTTTGATATGGATTTGACCGAAGGTGATAGTTTTCCTGTAACCGTAGGAGCCGGAGGAAAAGGCGGAGCCGTACATTATGGAGCCGGTTATGGTAATGCTGGCGGCAACGGTGGAAGCAGTAGTGCTTTTGGCTGGGTAGCGCAAGGCGGTGGAGGAGCTACTGCGGCTTATTCAGAAGAGCATGGAGCAAAAAACGGAAGTGATGGAATCAATTATGGCAATGGTGGCATTGGCGGGAAGAAAGGCGTTGCTTATGATGATAACAATCTTTCAGGGACAGATGGGGCAAATGGCTGGGTTACTATAGCGTTTCAGGATAATCCGAAGGTTACACCGTCCAGTACAACAGGCACTGTGACCATTACAAGCAATAGGCCTATCTTTAACGAGGGATTGATTGATGGTAATATTAGGCTGACACATGAGGTAGAATCGTCCTCGGTAGAATTAAATTTGAAAGACAATGCTAAAGGAACGACTGGAGCGGTTGTCGTTGGAGAAAGCTGGAAGGTTATTTCCGGTGGAACGTGGACTGGAAGTTTTCAAGTGCAAAAAAGTGAGGATGGTACAACGTGGAAAGAATATCGTAAATATTCTGCTACAAATAATTTTAATGCTACTGAAAGCGGTACAGTAACAGATACAACTTATTTGAGAATAGAAGCTTCTATAACAAGCGGTGATCTGACTGTTACGCTTACTGCACTGCCGTATACTAAAGACGGCACAGCTAAAATAGTTAGTTATATCGACGAATATAATATTAAAGCTATGGTAAACGAACCGTTTGGTTCTACAGAAAGTACTACTACTTATGCTTTTGGGGCTTGGAATAGCAATTTCGGTTATCCAAAAACGGTATGTTTTTTTCAAGACAGACTTTGCTTTGGTGGAAATAATAAAAGACCGTATATGGTTTGGATGTCTAGAAGCGGTGATTATCCTAATTTTGGCGTAGAAAAGGTCAGTGGTACAGTAACAGATGATAGTGCTATTGCCGCTTCGTTTATCAGCAGGAAACAATTTGATATTTTACATTTAATTCCGTCTGTGGATTTGCTTGTTTTAACGCAGGGCAATGAATGGATCGTTTCAGGGAGCGAGGTCGTGACACCGACGAATATCACACCGAAGATGCAAACTACCAGGGGCTGCAGCAATTGTGAGCCGCTTACAATTGGCAATAGAATTGTATTCGTACAGGGACGTGGTTCGACAGTGCGGGATATGGGCTACAGTTTTGAAACCGACAGCTATGGCGGTATGGAATTGACGATACTGGCGGGACAAATTATAAAGGGACTTTCGATTACTGATTCTGCTTATAAGCAGGAGCCGGACAGCATAATTTACTTTGTGCGCAGTGATGGTACGATAGCGTGTCTGTCTTACATAAGAGAACAGGAAGTATATGCATGGTCAAGAATTATTACTGACGGTGAATTTGAAGCTGTAGTGAATATTCCTGAAGGTGATGAGGATAGTGTATATGTTGTTGTTAAACGTGTGGTAAATGGAGAAACTGTCCGTTATATTGAGCGGTTTGACAATAACTATGACGGTGATGCTCCGAATGATTATGTAATGCTAGATTGTGCTAAAAAGTATGATATGGATGAGGCGACTAATATTGTAACAGGGCTTGGTCACCTTGCTGGCAATAATATTACTGTTTTAGGTGATGGGCGTGTATTGAGAAATTATAAAGTGCTTGATGACGGTACTGTTGAATTACCTATACAAATTAAACGTGCGGTTGCAGGTCTACCGTATATTATGAATATTGAGCTTCCTAATGTTGAAATTCAATTACAGGACGGAACTATGCAGGGCAGGTTTAAGCAGGTGTCAGAGGCGATTTTACGCATTGAAAATACTCTCGGCGGTGAAGTTGGTACTGAATTTGGAAATCAGGATGCTATTGCTTATGATGAATTTAGCGTTACTGAGAATATGAAATTGTATAGTGGAGATAAAACGGCAACTCCACCGGCAGGTGGGTTTGATCGTGATGGAAGACTTTGTATTACAAGTACTGAACCTTATCCGTTTAATTTGCTCAGCGTAACGAGGAAGGTGACTTTTGGTGGCTAAAAAGTATAAGGTCGAATTGGCTGACGTTGATAACGCTATTGGAATTGCTGTAGCGCTGCTGAAAGATTTGAGAGATAGTGATAGGCAGGAGCTGGAAGCATATGAGGAAGACGAAATAATGCTTGTTGCCGGTAGTATTGAAAATGCAGATCATTGTTACATTTATAAAGATATGGAAGATAACATTCTCTGTATTGTAGGATTAACTGAAATTCCAGGCGTTCAGGGTAAAGAGATTTGGATGTTGGCGACAAAAAGGATAAGCAGTTTCAAAAAAGAGCTGCTTATTTGCGTTGCCAGGCTTTTAATTTCAAAATGGGTAAAAGAATACGGGCGGCTTTATAATTACGTTTACAGCGGCAATTCTGCTTCTATACGGTGGCTTGATAGGTTGGGAGCAATGTTCTTAGCTCCTATAAAAATAAAAAAGAACGGAAAAGAGTTTCTTCCGTTCGTAATTGAGGAGGGGAGTATATAAATGTGTTTATCTGTAGGTATGATGATGGGATTGACTGCTTTGCAGGGAGTATCGCAAATAGCTGCGACGAACCAACAGGCTAAAGCGCAGCAGGCTTATTACGATGCGCAGGCACAGGCTGCAGAACAAAACGCTGATATACAGGCAAAGAAGGGGGAGCAGATAGCGGAGCAGTACGCTTATGAGCAGCAAAAGCTCAATGATCGTCGTCGCCTTGTAGCAGGTCAGCAGGCTGCCGCATTTGGCGCAGCAGGCATCAGTGGCGATATGGGGACAGCTCTTGACCTTAGTGATTCCAGCTTTAGGGCTTATAGAAAAGACAGTAACCAGCTTTTGAGTAATCAGCGCAACGACCAATGGAGTAACTATCTTGGCGTAGTGAATTACAAGAACCAGGCTAACGCTGCAAGAGCTTCTGCTTATAACGTGAAACAACAGGCCAAGCAGCAGAATATAGGCACTATCTTGGGTACTGCTGCTGGTATTTTTGGCGCATATAAAAATTACGGCGGTAGCGGGAAAACAGGCGGTTCATCCAACGGAGGCTTTGTTTATCAGTCGCCTTATCAAAATAATTACACAAGTCCATATTCGGGCATCGCGCCACTTGGTAAATCAAGATATCCTTACTTCTAAACTTGCATTGGTACGAAATGTATTATATAATAAACGAAAAGAGATAGTCAGTGGTCGCACGCTGGCTCTCCCTCATAATCGTAAAACGTGAAAGGAAGCCGCGCGCCACTGGTGTTAGCGGCTTATTTCATGGCTATTTACAGCCTAAAATGACAATAGCTATTAATGTACTAAAAGCAATCATCAAAGACAACGCTTCATAAGTTGACAATAGCTATCACCCCCCGTAAGGGAAGCCAACACACTGACTATCTCGGACAACATTATAACATACCTTTAAGCGCTTAACAATTTGTTAAAGCGCTTTTTCTATACCTAAAAAGGAGGTTTAAACCTATGAAATTCAGTCAATATGATCCACAGGTCAATCCTAATACAATACAGGGACAAGTACGGCGCCCGGGCGATTTAAACAGTTACGGCGGCAATGGCGATGGATATGAGGCCATTGGTAGAGGATTGGGTGCGGTGAATGAAGTAACAATGAAAATGATAGAAGAAGATGATAAGCGTAGTTTATTGGAAGCTGTTGATAAATATAATAAAGCAAGATATAACATCCTTTATAACAATGAAACAGGCCTTATGAATACACGCCTTGAAGGTGCTGTCGGTGCGCAGGATAGGTATTTGGAAGAAGAACGAAAAATCAGAAGTGAAATTTTAGGACAGACTAAGTTTGTTACAAGCCAGTATAGATCTGCATTTGAAGAGATGGCTAATAGGTCAGCAAATCAAGGCTGGGCACTTGTTGGGCAGCATCAACATCAACAAGGAGAAAAAGTCAAAGATGTCAGTTATGAAAACAACATAAATGATCAGATCGAATTCGGGCAGAAAAATTATGATAATAATGATATTGTTGTGGGCAATGAGGCATCAATCAGACTTTTAACTTCTGCCAGATATCAAGGATATGGAGAAGCATTTATAAAAAATAAAACAAGTCAGGCGCTGGGCAAATATGGAAGCACCTTGATCACTGCGGCGATAGTTAATCAGAATTACGCCAAAGCGGACGAACTGTTAGGATATTTTTACGATGATTTAACTCCTGAACAGCGTAATGGCTTTAACAATACAATATTCCAAAAAGAAAAGGTTGAAACCATAGATAGTTTTGCGCGGCAGATTTTCCAGCAGTTTGGTAATGATGAAGAAGGTGCCAGGGCTTTTATTGATAATATGGGTAATACCTCTATTGACGAACAGCAACCAGGGAATGGTATTACGTGGGTCAAGAAAGAGGGCGCTTCGTTAGAGGGAACACAGTATGTAACTCGTAGTGGCCTTGCTGATTTGGGGCAATATTACCAAAAGATGACTGGTGAACCTTTATTGGTTACCAGTGGTACTGACAGCGGAAATTTGCACGCTGAAGGTGAGCGTAGCCATGGTGGCGGCTGGAAAGTAGATGTTGCAAGTGATTGGTTGGAGAATCCCGAAAATCGAGCTAAATTTATACAGTATGCTGAAAGTAAAGGGATTCTCGTACTTGATGAATATAGTGAGCCGTCTACAAATTCTACGTCAGGACATTTAGATTTAGATTTTACTGACTACAAAGGCAGTGGTGGCGGTAGAAGGTTGATAGATTATGGCGATAAAGAAACTGTTTTTAAAATGTATAAAAACATGGTAAAGGATCAAGAGAACCGTCAGAAAGAACAGCAAAATGCTTTTTATGCTCAAACAATTGAAAATATTTATAACCTTTATAAGCAGGGTGTTCCATATCAATCAGTAGTAGACCAAATCAAAGCAGTTGCCGGTGCAAATGTTGAAGCTGGCAAGAAAATGTTATCAGCTGCTGATTATTTTTATGATTCTGATGGTAAAATAAAAGGTCTAAGTTCTACACAGTTAGATGTTGCACAAGATATGCTTGGCGGTGGAATGTTCACTTCTCTTGAAGAGTATACTGGATTTTTAGCAAATCATGGCGCCAAACCTGAGCAGTTGTATAAAGCTAAAGAGACATGGGATCAATTTGAAAACTCCGAAGGACGGTTTAGTTATAACTGGAGCGATCTGCAGCAAGATGTTGTTGGCGATATTAAAGATAAAAACGGTGCGAAAGCTCAGGCATGGCGAGAAGCACAAGCCTACGGAAAAGTATTTATCAGCAAATTTATTTTAGAAAACAAGCGCGAACCTATGTATCATGAAGTTGTTGAAGCGTGTAGAAATTCTCTTAAAGAAAATCATTTTGGAACAATGACAGTAAGGGGCTCATATCTGAATAGCGAAGAAGAAGTAAATATTAGTGATGCGCGTTTAGCGCTGGTTGGGATACGTAATGTAGAAAGGGCTAGAAATACTGATGGCAGTCTGACAGAAGATTTGTTTATTGTAAGATATACAGATGGACGCGTAGAGCAAATGAATGCCGCGAAATTATATATTATAGCTGGATGAACCAATAAATAAATTAGGAGTGGTATTATGGACGCAGCAAGAAAACAGGAATTAGATAACATCTTTAATAACGCATTAAAAGCCAGCACTAATTATTCTATTCAAAATGCCTATTATGGCACTGACAGCGGAGTGGACCCTTTGTCTACACTTGGTTTTATTGATAAGCAAACCGGTTATGATGTGGAATCTAAAATTACTACAGCACTTCTTAATGGTGCAAAATCCGGGATAAAAGGGTTATTGGCAAATGCAGGCGCAATGGTAGAAGAAAATATTGCAATACATAAAAGGCAAGATCCCAATTATATACCGTATGGCGGCTATGCTCCGAAAATTGCAGAACAATTCAACAGTTTGGCAAACAGTGAGATTTTACAAAGGACTGATGTGCGTAGCAGTAGCAAGCTGGGGCAGTTTGGGCTTGATTTTTTAGAGGGTGCAGGTCAATTTGTTCCGCAAATTGCAGTAACAGGATTAACTGGCGGTATAGGTGGCGGCATTTTTATGGGTATGTCTATTGCCGGCAACCAATATTCGGACTTGAGAGCGCAGGGCGTTGATGTAGAAACCGCTGCTAAAGCAAGTCGTTATAACGCTATTATACAGGCACCGCTGGAGCAGCTGGCGCTTGGTAAGGTTTTGGCGAGTCTGCCAGCAGGAAGTCCGTTAAAGAAGAGACTTGTTCGGTTATTAGAAAGTGCAATAACAGAAGGTGGGACAGAATTCATTCAAGAATTCCCTGAGCAGCTGACGAATATCTATGCTCAAAATCCAAATGCTGATGCTAAGCAAATTGCTACAGAATGGGGCAAAAACTGGCAAGAAAATATTAAAAACGCAGGTTATAGTGGGTTGATCGGTGCCTTATTAGGCGTTGGAGCTAGTGGTGCTAAAATAGCGATTGACAGTATTGGTGAAAATGTTGATGCTGAAATACACAAAGAAAAACTAACTCAATTAGAAAATAATATCGAAAATGTTAAAAAAAGTGGAGTTAATCCGGAATATGCAGCGGGTGTTATTAATACGAATCGACCTTCTGATTTTATATCAATAGATGGGCAAAAGCTTCAGCAATATATGCAGGAGCAGGGAGCGGAAAAGATTACTCAAGCTTTGAATATTACAGAAGATGAAGTAAATGCTGCCGCCACTGATGGGTTGGACGTAGAAGTGCCTATAGGAGATTTTACGGCTGCCGCTTGTAAGTATGGCGATTTTTATAAAACTATGCAGGAGCATATTTCTTTTGGAGATGGTGACTATAGTGTTAACGATAGAAAATTAAAAAAGGATCTACGTAAAGCATATCAAATTTCAGAAAATGCTAGAGAAGAGCTGGATATAGAAGTTGATAAAATTGTGGAAAACTCTACAAATGCAAAAATGAACCAGGAAGAACGAGGAGCGTTGCGCGAATTTTTGGTCAGTCAGGCTATGATTGTTAATCCTGAAAATCCAGCGCAGTATTTCAGAGATCATCCAGTAGAAATAAAGCGTTTTGTCAGTACGCCTAAGGGACGATATATGCAAACTAAAAGCGCTAACGAAAAATTGATCGAGGATGAAAGAAACTTTGCTGGCATCGTAGATGAATATACTGCAGGGAAAATAAATGATACTAAAACTTATAATGTTATGACGACACCGCTTGCATTGGGTCTTGCAGGCGGTAAAATTTTGCCTGTAACTATCGACGGAAGCAAGATCAAACATATTTTTGACGGCCATTCCGATGGCATGACGCCGGAGCTGCTAAAACAATTTCCACGTGCTATGGCTGACCCGATGATGGTTTTAGATTCGTATGCTGGGCGTAAGGTTGTTGTATTAGACTTAAAGGATGCACAAGGGTCTACTATTATTGTTCCTTTAGAACTTGATGTTGAACGCAATCGTTATCAGGTGAATGCTGTCAGCAGTGCTTATGGGAAAGGTGGAGAAAATGGCACAGATTATGATTGGTTTATAGAGCACAATCTAAAAAAAGGTAGAGTGTCATATATAAATAAAGAAAAGACTGCCAAGTGGTTACAGTCTCCAGGCAGCGATTCCGCCAGCAGAGGTAACGACCTTGACAGTCTCCTTAATAATAGTATACCAGATGAAAATGCACTTCGCAAGAGACGAGAAGAAATGCAGGGATACTACCAGACAGCTTTTCACGGAAGCCCACATAAATTTGAAAAATTTGATTTGGGATCTGTTGGTACAGGAACAGGTATACAGGCCCATGGATGGGGTTTGTATTTTGCTTTCAGCAAAAATACTGCTAAACGGTATAGGGATAGATTGAAAGGACGCCGTGATACATATACTGGCGAAGGCTCTCTAGTTGAGGTTGAAATCCCTGAAAATGATGTATTACTTAATGAAAATAAATCTATTGAAAAGCAACCGCCTAAAGTACGCGAGATTATTAAAGCTGAATTAGAAAGAATTGGTGGGAGTGCGAATAGCGGCAGAAGCTTTTATAAAGAATTAATGTTTGAAATGAAAAGGAGGGGGGCGGAAAATCCAGCCAGAGCAGCATCTGAACATTTAAATAAATTAGGGATAAAAGGCATTAAATATGTTGGAATGGTAGATGGAGAATCATATGTAATTTTTGACGATCAGGCAATAAAAATAATCAACAGTTATAATCAAAAAGTTAATAACGATAAGAAAGGTTCTATCACCTGGGACGAAGAAGGCAAAGCAATTATCAGCCTGTTTAAAGGTTCGGATGTGACAACAGTCTTCCATGAAACAGGACATTATTTTGTAGAGAATCTTGCGAACGATGTAAATAGCGGGAAAGCAACCGAACAGCGACAAAAAGACTGGGAAACATTGCTGGACTATGCTGGAATAACTAATGAACAATGGCTTAATATGAGTATAGATGAACGCCGGCCTGCTCATGAAAAATGGGCAGAGGGGTTTGAAACATATGTAATGGAAGGTAAGGCTCCGTCTCTTGCTCTGCGCCATGTTTTTGCAAAAATGGCGAAATGGATGAAGCGTGTTTATGAAAGTATTAGGCGTAATGAAAATGCTGCTCCGCTGACTGATGAAGTTCGGCAGGTCTTTGATCGTATGCTGGCCAGTGAAGAGGAAATAAATACAATGGCCAGAGTAGATGGTTATTTTAATAAGCTTCCTTCTGTTATAACAGATAATCTTTCTGAGAGCTCTAAAATCAGGCTTGAAAATTATATTGCTAAAGCAAGGGACGAAGCTGTAGATATTTTGACCAGGGAAAGTTTAAGGAATTTTACAAAAGAACGTCGTGCAGCGATTGAGGACTTCAAAGATAAACTTCGTCCTGAAATCAGAACAGAAGTAGAGAAACAGCCTTTGTATGCTGCTGGACGAATGCTTGTTGATGATTTGCAGAAAAAACAAACAGCGAAAGGCGTTGCAGATTATTATCTTGGCTTAATTGCCAGAACTTTGGATATTGAAAGTAAACCTTTGAGCGAAGTAGAAGAGCTTGATGTTATGAAGTTTGATATGATTGCTGAAGCTCAGGGCTTTAGCGGTGATGAGCTGGCAAAAAGGCTTATTGTCGAGCCTACGCTTGAACAGGCGATAGAGAGAGCCCTTGATAATGCGGTACAAGTAAAATTTCCTGATATTTATAAAGAACGCCAATTAGCGGAAGATGCGGCACGAGAAGCCATTTATAATGATGATAGCGGTCTGTTGATTGGTGTAGAACAACAGCTAATTGAAGATATGGCAGCGAATATCAATAATAAACAGCGTAGTACAGAACAGGCTCTTGCGCTTGCCCGAGCACGTAAGCAACAGGCTAAATTAGCAGCTAAAGCAGAAATCAGTAAAATGAGTATGAGTAATGCTTTGAAAACGGGCAGGTTTGTTATGGCAGAACGTCGTGCTGCAGCACAGGCGGCGAAAGCTATAAAAGCTAAGAGTTTTGAAGAAGCGGCAGATTATAAACGACAGCAGGCTTTTAACCATGCTTTGGTATTGGAAAGTTTAAAAATGAAGCAGGAAAAAAGCAGAGCTGAAAAATTTTTAAAACGCCAGTTTAAGGCAAAAAAAGAAACGTGGGAAGATGAAAAGCACTTTACACAAGCAGCTGCCATTATGGAAAGGATGGGATTAAAACGCAAGGATTATGATCCTGCACTCAGAAAACAATCTTTAATAGAGTATGCAGAAGAAATGCAGGAACAATATGATAATGTTGCTATTGCCGACTGGCTTATGGATGAAGGGACGTCTTTAGACAATCCTGCCGCAATGACTTTTGAACAATATCAGGATGTTATCAATGCTTTGAAAAATATTAAAGCAATCGTTAAACAGGAAAAATATGTAACCTGGTACGGTAAGGAATTGAATTATAAGGAATTCAAGGACGAGGCTATTAGGAATCTTTTGAAACTAAAAACAAAATGGCAATCTGGTATCAATTCCAAAGAAAAGGCTAAGCCAAGTCAGAGATTTTTTAGAAACCTTACAAATACTGATAATTTCTTTGAACGGATGGATGGCTGGAAATATGGATTTTTCAGTAAACATTTTGGCGAAAGCGGACAAATTGTAGCTAATAAAAAAGCTGCATATACAATGGAGTTTGAAGAACGTATTGCTGACGCTACTAAAAAATGGCTGCCGGATAAAAAGGCTGCGGAAGCAGCAGATAAAGAAATTTATTACGAACCATTTAAGGCCTCATTAACAAAACATAATATTATAAAGATGCTATTGTATTTAGGCTCGGAAAGCAGTTCGTATAAATTGTGTTCAGTTGGGCCTAACAGTACTTATGCAACATTTTTCCGAGGCTCTGAGTTGTGGGTTGAAGGTGATCTTGAACAGACGAGAAGCAATTTGCTTGAGGCTTTAGGCAACGTTTTAACAGAAGCTGATATTCGTTACGCGGAGGAAATTTCCGCTGCTTGTAGCGCTCACTGGAATGAACTTTCGGATATGGTAAAAAGAACGACTGGTTTCTCGCCTGAGAGAGTTGATGCTATGCCAGCAGAACTTACTTTGCGTAATGGAGCTAAAGTTGTTTTCCGTGGTGGGTACATTCCGTTAGTAAGATATACTGACGGTGGCAGTCATCCTGCTACGTCGGATGCCGTTCCGGCAACAAGCGATAAGCGTGCTGTAAACAGTATTAGAACACTGCATACAAATACCGGTGGAACCAAAGCACGTGATAGAAGTGTATATCCGTTGGATTTAAGAAAAGGCGCTGAGTACTCTGCAGTTATGGATAATATACATGATCTATGCTATAGAGAACTAGCTACAAGCTATCGTAAAATGTTGAATGATCCTGAAATGTATTCTTTGCTGAAAGAAAAATTAGGTATTGCGAATTTTGAAGCGTTTACAGAATACTTAAAGAAAACGGCACAGCCTTATGACGGTGGTTACGCTTCAATCAGTGAAAGAGATGCAGGGACTTGTTTGAGCTGGATACGCCAAAAGGCAGTCAATGTAGCAATAATGCTTAACTTCAAAACTGCTGTCCAAAACTTGGGAAATCCGTTGTTATACGGTAATGTTGTTGAAGGCTTTGGTTATAAGGACGTAATGGCCGCTTATGGAAATTTGTTTTTGAATATGCAAAATGGGCAAGGCTGGAAAGCTTCCAAAGAACTTGTTTATTCTAAATCATCTTATATGAAAGAGCGTTCTGTATTGCCGGATATTTCATTGCGGGATATGAAAGACGAGAGTAGAAAACTGAATCCAGTTGAGCAGGTTACAGTTGAATTTGGTACAAAAGCATTGGTGTTTACCGATAATTTATCAGCTATTCCTGTTTGGATACAGGCGTATCAAAAGAAAATCAATGTCGGAGTCAGCGAACAGGAAGCCGTGCTATTTGCGGATACTGTTATTAGGCGTACACTTGGCAGCAGCCGTATTACAGATGTTGCACCTATTCAGCGTGGCAGCGCACTCATGAAATTATTTACAACATTCCAGGGCTTTTTCAATACGCAGTTCAATCAATGGCAAAGAGAAGCTGGAATTTTTGGCCGTGAGTGGAGTGCCGGAAGGAAAGTTGAAGCATCTAAGCGAATAGTTGCTTTTGCAGCGGCTAAGTATTTTATGTTTTGCCTGCTGAATTTGGCTTTTGCATTAGAACCGCCTTTTGAAGAAGACGATGATGAATGGACAAAATATGGTAAAGAGCTTTTGCAGTATCCTATGAGTTTGCTAGGACCTGTTGGGCAGGTTGCCAATACTCTTGTTAGCAATATGGTCGGAATGCGAACCTATGGCTATAGGATGACTGCAGTACAAGGTTCTATCGAACAAGCGGAGCGTACAGTAAAGAAAATAAGCAGTGTACAAAAAGGCAATGCTGAACCAGAAGAACTGATTGAGCCTTTAGCTAATCTCGGTGGTCTTATCGCTGGTGTGCCGGCGCAGTTCAATAAATTGTTTTTTAACGCTTATGATATTGTTGTAAATGATATGGAGCCTCAGTGGGGCGATATCTACAGACGCAGACAAAAAAAAGAACGGTAAGAATAAAAAACTGGCAACGATTTCTCAAGGAACGAAATCCCAATGTTGAAAAAGTTGCCAGTTTTTTATTTATCATTACAATTTATTTGACATTAGAAGAAAAATTTATGGGAATGACATTGTTCATATATTTTTCTTATTTCCCAATTAGAAATATTATAGCCATGTAGTCGTTTATTGTGGAAAACCAACATAAATAAAAACCAAAAAAATGGCAAAATGAATCCTAGATAGGCATTATAAGAATAAATACCAGCTATGTATGGTATAAAATATATTGTCGCGATAATTAGTCCGAGAGCAACAAATACATTTTCAATTAATTTTATAATTAGCAAATATAAAGTAAAAGCAATTAAAGTAATAATTCCGCATTGAAGTTTAAGTATTATTGAACCTTCACGACCCATTCCGATTGCAAATATAGAAAGCCATACACATAATCTTCCCATATCGTCATTAAATTTATCCATACCAATACTCCTAAAATAAGCATATTATTGACTGTTTTTCACAATTATATCACATTTATAAACTATATGGTATAATATAAAAAGTATTTACTATCGTGGAAAGAAGAGCTGTGTATGATTGCAGAATTTAAAAATAAAATATTTTGTTTGCTGTCTAAAAATAAAATATCTATAATTAGTGCATTAGTTATATCGGCTGTTGTAGGTTTATATTATTGTCCTGTTGCTCATAAAATTCTAACAGAAAATACTAATTTCTTTTCATCATTAGGAGCTATAGCAACTGGTATTTCACTTATTTTTGTTGCTGTACAAGTATATTATATAAAGTTAGAAAATGAAACCAGAAATAAACAACTTGCACAGGAAAATGCTTTTGAAATGGCTAAATTATATGCTACTGATATCCTTATGGAATTACATGCTTTTAATTCATATTTACAAAAAATAGGATTCATTGATGAAATTCTATTTTTAAATAACGAAGAAATAATAAGATTTGATAAAAAAGAGATGGATGGTTTATTTGGCGAAGAAAGAAGAGAACGTCTTATTAATGTTTTTCGGAAAAAAGTACAACCTGAAATTTATATAGAAGTTCTTACAATAGGATATAATTTATCTAAAATTGATTTGTATTTAAAGTTTTATGAGTTTAAAAATAAATCAAACGATCTTACAGTAGAATCTATAAATGAATTATGGATTAATGATCTTTACTTTAAAACTGTTTCTATGATGGATAAAGTTTTAAATAAATTGGAATATTTGTGTATGTATTTTAATAATAATCTTGCTGAAAGCGACTATGTATACCCTTCATTACATCAAACATTTTTAGAATATGTAAAAAATCTGTATTTTTTTATAGCTATTAGAAATGATGATCCTGCAAGAAAATATTATACAGAAATTATAAAACTTTATAATAAGTGGTATAATCAAGAGAAAAAGTATAGAAGAGATAATAATTGTTAAAAAAATAAAGAGCGGAAATCCGCTCTTTATTTTTTTTCTTTATTATCATTGTTTTTGCAATTAGTATCTTCGGTTTTATTATTATTTGTATTTTGGAATGAGTTAAACTCAGGTAAAAGTACATTTTTTTTACCTTCTAACAATCCACATGTTCCAGTCCACATATATATCACCTCTATACTATTATATAACTGTTGTTGTTTTTATCTATTATTATACTACTAAAATTATAATAGTTTGTCAATTTAGTTTAGTTATTTAACCTTACTTTAGATTAAGAAAAAATTTTTAAAAAGTTTCCGACAAAATACCCTTTAACAAGAGTTAAAATAGTAATGTAAGGTTATTGGATTTGAGAGCAGAGGCGGTGTTAAAAAATTTAAAAATGTATCCGACAAAACCACTATAAAAATGAGTTAAAATAGTATCATAAAGTTAGTTAGAACTTAATAGAAAGCGCTTACTTCGTTAGGCGCTTTTTTATTTGGAAGGAGGGAAAACTTTGATAGGCAGCAGTGAAAATAGGATTACATACAATGGGAATGGAGTTGCTACAGAGTTTGGATATTCTTTTAAGATATTGGAAAAGACCGATATTAATGTAGTACTTGTTGATCCTGATTTAAAAGAAACTGTTTTAACCAAAGATTATTTCGTTGATATGGAGAAGTCAGTAGTGTTTTATCCTGGCTATTCTCCGGGAGCAGAACCACCAGAGGCAGAACGACCACCAATATTACCTGAAGGGTGGCAGCTTGTTTTATATCGTGAGGTTCCTATAACACAGGAATCTCAGTTGGATACTCATTGGCCATTTAATGTTATCGAAGCGGCATTGGATAAACTAACGATAATTTGCCAACAACTGTGGGACGGTGTAACGAGAGCAATTCGTTTATCAGATTCAGCACCTAAAGATATTTCTACAGTTCTGCCACAACCAATGCCAAATGAGAGTTTTTATTGGGATGAAACCGGTAAAAAACTTATTGCTGGGCCTAATCCTAAATTTGCTATGGAGCAGGCACAGGCGAGTGCAGAATCTGCAAAGAAGTCTGAAACGTCAGCAGCAGAAAGTGCAGAATCTGCAAAAAAAGATGCAGAGAAAGCAGAAGATGCTGCTGACCGTGCAGAAGATATTTTACTACGGTTCGAGAGCGGAACTATAACAAAAGAGTTTACTGCGACAGATGACAGATGGACTGAAAGCAACGGCATGTGGCTTCTTACAATGGCAATGGGTAACAGCAGGCTTATAGGCGTTTACAAGGAAGTCAAGAAGCCTCAGTATGAAATGGTACTGACCGGCGTTTATATGGACGCTGAAAATGTGATTATCGAAGTGCCTGAAAGGTTTGCAGGCATCGTTATACTGGCGTCGCTGACAAAAAAGACTGGTGATAAGGTCTATGTCAAAAACTTTACGGAGGAAGATTTTGCAGAGGTTGGCAGTGATTTCGTACTAACCATATCCGCTGAGGAACACCAGGCAGGAAACAGTCCGGTCATTGTCAGCTTAACACAAATAATTGATGGCGTTAGTTATCCTTACTATGCTAATGCCGGAGTAGATAATAACGGTAACGTTGTTATAAATGTGAGCAAAGCGTTCACAGGGAAAATAATATTAGATGGAGGTTACTTAGAATGAGTGTAGAAAAAATTGTTACTGGAACTTTAGCAGAGAGGGACGCTAAGATCAATGCTAATTTTGAAGCGTTGGATACCGGCAAGCTCGGTAAGACCGAAACTGCAGCTGATAGTAGTAAATTAGGTGGTGTAGCAGCTGCGAGTTATGCAAAGACTGCTGATATGAACAGTGCTATTGAGGCTGCAAAGTCGGCAGTAAAAGATGAGCTGATTGACGGAGCGCCTGATACTTACGATACGTTAAAAGAAATTGCCGATTACATTGCAGAAGATAAAACGGGTGCGGCAGCTATGAATGAAGCTATAGCAGGTAAACTCGGTAAAACTGAAACTGCAGCTGCTGCCGCTAAACTAACAACTTCTGCCGGCAGTACAACACAGCCTGTATATTTTGATGGTGGTGTTCCTAAAGCTTGTACTTATGAACTTAACAAAACAGTACCGGCTAATGCTGTATTTACGGATACTGTATATACACTGCCTACTGCATCTGCTAGTGTTCTAGGCGGCGTAAAAACTGGTTCAAATATCACTAACAGCAGCGGGACAATCAGTATTACTAAAGCTAATGTTGTGGCGGCATTAGGGTATACTCCGCCTACTTCTGCTACTACAGTAACCAAAACTGAATTTACAGCAAGTAGCGCCAACTGGGGAACATTATCAAACGGCTACTATCCATTTACCTTGGCAGCTTCAGGAAAACACTTCCTTGGTATGTATCGTACTAATGGCAGTACCTACGAGAGTGTTATGGTAGACGTAGTTGAAAGTGGCAGTAATATCATAATCCAAAGTACGGAGAAGTTTGCAGGCTTTGTTCTGACGATTTGAGGTGAGGAAAAATGAAGCTTACTGGGCTAATAACAGTTGAAAAAATAAGAGCAGCAATCAATGCTCTTTATGACGATTTGCCGCCAAATCCATATCCTGTAGGAGCGCTTTATTGGAGTTCGCAACCTACTGATCCAGGAACTCTGTTTGGTGGTACGTGGACACAGATAAAAGATAAATTTATTTTAGCTGCAGGAGATACTTATCAAGCAGGGAGTAACGGAGGTGAAGCAAATGTTACATTAGAGATTGATCAAATTCCAATGCACAAGCATTCTGCTAGTGCCACTTCATCTACCGTGAGTGGTTCTATAACTGTTGGGAGACTTCAAAATGTTGGTAGTAGTGGAGCTTTTAGCCACACCAATACAAGTAATGCTTATTGTGGAAATACAGATTGGAGCGGTTCTATTACTACTTTTAATTTAAATTCTTCGTTTGCTTCAGATATTAGTATTGATAATACTGGTGGTAGTGCGGAGCATAATAATATGCCGCCATATGTAACATATTACTGTTGGGAAAGAATTGAGTAAGGAGAATAAAAATGCAAAATATAATTATTTTAGATACGAATAACGATAAAGTTATTGTACAAGCACAAGAAAAAGTGTATATGGATACAATAAATAATTTCTTTGTTGATTATGGCAAAGAAATAGAGTATAAGTCTATTGACTATAATTGTGGAACGGAGAGTTGCTGGCTTAATGGAGTAGCATTCCAACAATACCCAAATGAAATTTGTGAAGATATTTTAAAAAGTATTGATGAATTGATTGCTAAAAAAGCAGCACGTGAATATATAGCTCTTACGTTTGATGAACTTAAAGCTATCAAGCTGTCAGAGGTAGACGCTTGGACTGAAAGAAAAATCGCAGGCGGTTTTATATCTGAATGCACTGGTGAGATAGTAAGATATGATAGCGATAAGGACACGCAGATTACGATGCAGGGGATTGCGCTGAACGTAAGCACTGAACGCTTTAAAAATGAATATCCTGACGGCTGTCCGGTACGGGGGTATAAAGAAGGTGAAACTGTTAAAACAATACAGTATCTTAACGCTTCGCAGGTATATACATGGTGTGCTGACTTATCGTCCCACGTGGGCGCTTGTAAACAACAAGGTTGGAGTAAGCAGGCAGAGGTAGCCGCAGCATTAAGCAAAGAGGAATTGGACGCTATTACCTTAGACTAGAGGTGTGAAATGGATTTACAAGCAAATGTATTTATGGTGATAAGTCTGTTGGTACAGAGCGGATTTATCGGTGTAGCTTGGAAGATATATTCAAACTACAAAAAGCAGGTAGAGGAACGAGGTAAGAAAACAGAAGCCCTTCATAATGCGACACGCAGTCTGCTCAGGACAGAGATCATAGGAATTTATCATAAGTCTGAGGAAGATGGATTTATACCGCTATATAACTTGGAAAATATAACTGATATGTATAGCTGTTATAAAGCACTTGGCGGTAATGGAGCAATCACAGAGCTGTACCATAAAGCATTACAGCTGCCGCAAAAATCTCCTGACAATGAACGTGGGGAGTGTAATAAATGTTTGAGAAAATAAAAAACTTAATAGTGAGTGCCAGAAATAAAGTAGCCTCAATGTCGCCAAAAATAATGGCTGTCATTGTAGGCTATTTTATTGCAGTCGTTTTGCTGGTGCTAACCTATTACGCTGCGTGGATGTATATGTGGTTGTGGTTGGATAAGATTGTTATGTCTGACCTGCTGGCACTGATAAGAGAGGTTATAGGCCCGGCTATGGTTGCATTTGTGACCTTTATAGCTACGAGTTTAGTAGACAAAAACGAGAATGGAGTGCCTGATCCATTTGAAAAGGAGGCAGAGAATAATGGGGGCAGTGACAAAAAGAATCACTTTAGATGAGCTGCGGCAGTTAGCAGCAAGGGCTAAAGGTAATATTGATAAGATCTATCTACACTGGTCAGCTGGTAATTATCACCAGTTTTTCAGTAACTATCATTTAAACATTGACAGCGACGGAGCTATTATGGCGACTACCGATGATTTAACTGAATATAAGGCTCATACATGGCGGCGCAATTCTAGAGCTATTGGGATTGCTTTATCGTGCTGTGTAGATGCTGTAGCCTATGCTGATGGGAATATCGACTTTGGCAACGTGCCACCGACAGAGTTACAGATAGATAGTATGGCGAAAGTTGTAGCTGTACTGTGTGAGGAACTTGGATTGGACATTAATGCCGATACTGTAATGACGCACGCTGAGGCGGCTGATTTAGATGACTACGGACCTGCAACGACTTTTGAAAGATGGGATCTGTGGAAATTACCTGATTTACCGGGCGATGGAGAACTGAAACCAGGCGGTGATGTTATTCGTGGTAAGGCGATCTGGTGGCATCATAATTGGTAAAGATTGTATAAGGAGGTGACTAATATGGAAAAACAGCGTATTTTGATTTGGGCTGGTATTGCTCTTGCGATTTTGGTAGGGTGCATTACTTATTACAATCTGTAAGATAAAACCCAGCCACAGAATTAGCCTGTGCGTTGTTTTATCTCCAAAACACTAGGAAATATAAGTAGGAGTATAGAAAACGGCGCACAGGTTGATTATATTGAAAATAGAACTTAATGATAATGAAATAGAATTTAATTTGAAAGAAGGGCAGAAAGTGAATGAAGAAAAACAAATCAGGTATAGCAAGTATCTTGTTATTAGTTTTGCCCTTATTGCTGTGCTTATCATTTTCTTTAAATTGTTTTGCGGAGGAAGTTCCCGAAACAATAACGATGTCCAGGGAACAGTTCAACGAATTGCAGACGATAATAAACAGACAGGAAAATCTGTTGATAGGGCTATCGAACACGTTGGAACTGCAGCAGATGAACTCGAACGAGCTGAAGAAGCTAATCGAAGAGCAGCGTTTATCTTATCAGAAGATAAGGAGCGAGCTAATGCTTGCGCAGGAATCATTGTCGAACTCCAAAAAAACAATAGCAGAGCAAAACAAATCCTTACAGACGTTGAGCTCTCAAATAAAACAAGAAAAGTCCAGAAGTGAATTAAAGCAGAGACAGAAGGCCTTTTGGGGATTTGCAGGAGGGGTATTAGTAGGAGCTATAGCAGCGAGCAGGTGATTATATGGATACTTGCCGTTTGCAGGCAAGAGATTGGCTTTCGCAGTCCACACGAAAGGAATTTGAAGCAATCATTTCAGAAGCCAAACTAACGCCGCGGCAAATAGAAATTATAGAACTCAAGTTTATTCACGATCTTAAAAACTATCAAATAGCAATGAAAATAGATACGTCAGTGCAAACGGTCGAAAGAGATCTGCAGCAGGCGTATAATTCAGTTAAGAGAGCATTAAAGGCAGTCACATAATAGTTGTGGCTGCCTTATTTTTTATGCCCATATTAGGGAATTATGAGGGAATGTTTACGGATTATAAGAGCTGATTTAGGCGACAATATAAGTAAGAAACGGAGGCGATAACAATGTATGTAAATCCTTATGCTCCTGTTAATCCAGCAATGATGGGAGTAACTCAGCAACGTTTAAATAATTATCAAGCTCAAATGCCGCAGATACCGGCATATCAGCAACAGCAGTTTGTTCCACAACCGCCTATGCCCCTGATGATGAAAGGGCGTACAGTTGCAAGTTTAGATGAAGTAAAGGCTGCCCAAATTGATTTAGATGGAAGCCTGACATATTTCCCTTGTCCGGCCGATAATTGTATTTACGCAAAAGCTATTGATATGAATGGTATGCCGGTTATCCAAACTTATAAACTTTCGTTTGAAAAAGAGGCTATACCTAAACGTTATGCTGATGCAGAAGTAGTAGAGGCCCTGCAGCAAAAAGTAAGCTCATTAGAGCGTTATATGAATATGAAAGGGGAGAATATAAATGCAAATGAATCCGTTCACAATGATGCAAATATTCAATCAGCTTCGCAGCAACCCAAACCCGATGGAAGCAATGCAGAAAATGCTGGGGAACAATCCCCTGTTTGGGCGCGCAATGGAAATGGCGCAAGGTAAGTCTCCAGAACAGTTAAAAGAAACTGTTATGAATCTCGCCCAGCAACGTGGTATTGATCCTCAACAGGCTCAACAGCTTTTATCGCAATTTGGTATTAAAATCTGACCGGTGGCCACCAAAGGATTTTAAACAATAAATCTAAAGGAGATGTTCTATATGACTATGGAAGGTACTGGCGTAATGCCTGTATACGATTTGAATAATCGTACCGCAGCAGCAGACGGCGCAGGTTTTGGCGGCGGCTGGATGTGGGTAGTAATGTTATTCTTCCTGCTTGCCTGGGGCGGCGGTGGATTCGGTGGATTCGGAGGCGGCGCTAATGGTGCTGTAAATACTTTGACTAATGAATTTCTCTATACCAATCTGAATAATACTTTAAATCAAGGTTTTACTCAAGTAGCAAACCAGAGCTTTGGCATTCAAAAAGACCTGTGTCAAGGTTTTAGCGGTGTACAATCTGCTATTGCTGAAAGCCGTTTTGCCGCTCAGCAATGCTGCTGCGAAACCAATCGTAACATTGATGCGGTTCGTGCAGAAAATTACAAGAACACTTGTGAGATCACGACTGCAATTCATGCAGAAGGTGAAGCAACTCGTGCTTTGATTACTGCTAACGTAATGCAGGAATTGCGCGATCAGCTTCAAGCTGCTCAACTGCAACTTGGTAACGTTGCTCAAACTACCAACATTATCAACGCAGTACGCCCGTTCCCGCAACCGGCTTATATCACTTGTAGCCCTTATACGGCTATGAATGGCTATGGCTGCAACGGCTGTGGTAACTGCTAATATCCGCTGAATGCGTGACTAAGAAACAGGGGAGCTGTCACGCTTCCCTGTTTTAATTTAAGGAGATGAATTATAAATGGCAACTTGTAATTGCAGAACTATGTTGACCACGGCTGTAGCAGTAAGCGGCAGTAATTTGGTGTTGACCATTCCTGCCGGCACTTATGAAAACTGCGTTAGATATTGTATTAGGATAGCGCAGGATATTCCTTCTACTGCTACAAATCTTATGCCAGTAGTTATTAAAATCGGTACTGGTGCTACTTTGTATAATGTAAATCGTAAATGCGGACATCATTTATATGCAAATCAGGTAAGAACGCGCCGTAATTATTCTTTGCTGGTAGCTGCTGACAGTGCAACCTTTGTTCTTGAATGCGGCTATATTGCTGCCTGCAACTGTGGTACTGTAACCGGACTGCCTGTAGCAACAGCAGAACCTGCAGATGATAACACTGAAGTTCAGACCGTAAAAAACACTAAGGCGGTGAGCAAGGATGCATAAGTACGAAGATTATATTGATATCGTTGACGGCGATGAAATGAAAGAAGATGAAATAGATTGTATCGTCTGTGGAGCTTTGGAAAAACTTAAAGCACACGATGAAGATGATTATGAAGCTGCAATGATGAAAATTCATTGCGTAGCTCATGGACCGCACTTCGATGAGCATCTTGCTAAAAAAGCCGTTTCGGAAATGAAGAATGTTGACGGCACTACCGGCGAGCATTGGACAGTAGAAGAAACGACCCGTGTCATGGATCAGAACGGTGTACATGCCAATAAGTACGACTGGTATTATTTAATGAATATGCTGCATAGCGATTATTCTCACCTATGGGGAGAAGATGTTGCTCAGTACGTTAAATTTGCCAAAGCGTATATCAATGATCCTGATGCCGGAGCAGGTAAAGTTTTTTATCTGTGGAGAGCTGGAAAACATCATCATTAATATGTTAAAAGTGGTCGCAGTTTTGGTCGCACTTTAGTACTTTTTACTACCATTTCGCGACCTCTTACGACGTGTTGAAAAATAATTTTGAAACAAAATAAAAACCGTCAAAGCCCTTTAAAACTAGGCTTTGACGGCACTTTTTTATTGGTACGCCCGAGTGGAATCGAACCACCGCACACGGCTCCGGAGGGCTTGTTACAAGTCTGAAAACTATTGATATAACTTGC